ACGCCTTCTGCTATTGTAGAAACCAACGGCACCACGCTTTCCTTGAGAACCTTAGCGTATTTAGACATCCCTTCTACTATTGGGGCCGCGCTCTCTAAAACTCTCTGTAAAACTGGGCCAGCGAGTTCTCCAACATAGGCCACTGACTCTTTTACCTTATCCACTATTGGCCCAGCTATCAAGGCTATCTGATCTATTGCTGGGCCTATCGTAGCTTTTACATAATCTACCACCATATCTTTGGTGGCTATCAGTATTGGTGCGGCATAGTCTTTTATTTTTCCTACAGTAACCATTATAGGCTCAACCACATAATCATGGGCCGCTTCATTTAGGGCTTTTGCTCCATCAATTACAGTGTCGGTAGCGTCGTCGTACCACTGCCCAAAAGTTTCATTTACATCTTTCAAATGGTCATGGAAAACTTCGGATGCTTTTCCATAAAGCCTTTGGATTGGCTCTACAAAATCGGAATGGAGTTCGCCTTTAACCATCTCGTACTGGCTACTCATATAATCTGTAACGGCAGACGACCACTGTTTGAACTCCCTGAGACTTTCTTCGGTTTGTGGCCCAAGTACGTTTACACGGTAAGACTCCATTTGTTTGCCGGTATCTTTAACAAATTCTGTCACACCATCTTTTAAATCACCATAGGTTTGTTGGATAGCAGTAGCCATCTTCAGAGCTTGATCCTCTACCTTCGTCAAACTTCGCATCATTGTTTCTTCTCCGCGAAGACCTAATGCTATTTCTACAATATTTATGGAGCTTACCGGCATTATTTTGTCCTATTTTTTACATCTTCAATCATTTTGTCGTGAATTATCTGTTGTTTTTCCTGGTCTGCCATTAGACGAATCAGGAAATCATCGCGCTGATACGGGGTCATATCGGCCCACTCATGAAATGTTCGTTTGCCATGATGCATCAACGCAAACCTCTGGCTTCTTAGTGTTTCTATATCAGGCAGCGATCTGGCGAAAAAAGTCATGGGGGATAGAAACCTGGAACTCATGACCACAACTCTTACATCGAATTGTTGGGGTTACGTCGAATCCAGTATCTACCCTTGCTATCGCTTTTCTCATAGTGAGAAGATCCTGCCCTATCGCATTTCGTATCCATCTCATCTTTGCTAAATGATCCATATTTATATCGTCGTTTATAGAGAAAATCTGCAATGCATGTGCAAATGCTTTAGGATAATCCCCTTTATACTTAAGTGACTCATGAAGATCTCTCACCCTCATCAATCTTAGTTTTAATATTTCACCGCTTACTGGTAGTTTTTTTATCGTAAACGGCTCCTTGTAGTCATCATCGCTAATGCCCTCTGAAGTCTTATACACCAAACCATCTATGGGCTGCGAGTGCTTAACTTCCTTCCCACACTTTGGACAAGCTGGTGTCAAATCAATAGAGGGGGCATATGAGTACGCGAAAAGATGGAACATGATTGCCATCATGTCTGAGACTATGAGATCCTGAAAAGCAAAATCATTCAATACTGTAAGCTGCCCTACAATATTGTGAAGCATTTCGTGTGCGGCTTCCCCGGCACCCTTCAATGCAGCAATTTGCTCTTCCTGTTCCCCACGAATAGGAAGGAGTTGCACTTTACCGTCTGGGATTTTGCCTCCATAGAGGCGTCCTAAAGACGGCAATGTACATGGAAATGTTATATTAGTTGTCATTTTTACCCTTTACCGCAAAAATATACTATTAACCGAACGGAGACGCGAATCCCAGAGCCGCTGAAGCACTAAGGCCAAGCTTCTCCTCTTCGTATCCATCCATTTTAAAATCTATAGGCATGTCTAGGATACTGCCCCCACCTCCTCCTTCATAACTCACATCACCCATAGGAGGATCAGTCATCGGCCATATCCCAAAAAAGTAATAACTATGAGACACTGCGCCATTTACTGCGAACTTTACCACATGAGCGTCTATTTTCATGTCACTAGGCAACATGCCTAAACCCGTCCTGGCATCATACACTAGGTCGAACCACTTATGGAGGACGGCCCGTTGTCCTCCATCCATGTAGTCCACAAAAGTACATTTAAATGTACTTGCAACTTCGGGCTCTGTGGGAAAATTAATAGACCCATTCATGAACTTTACTGGCTCACTGGCCATCGTAGTCGCCTGCGGCATAGTAAAGCCTTTTAGCCCTATAGATAAAATTCTAGAGGCACCAGGGATTAGCTCATCCAGGTGAAGCTCGATTGTCCCCATGTTGATTAACTGCGGATTATACCTTCTCGCAGCCAAATGCATTGCATTAAAAGAATACGGTGGCATCTTTTACTCTCCTTTAGCTCGGCAATACTTCACTGAACTCTACAGTCTGAGGAGTGAAGATGACCTTATAAGTTAATTCTTCCATTGCTTCCGGGAACTTCAGCGCGATTATACAGAGTGCCTTCTTCTGCTCCTGAAGCGCAGGTGTGTTTGTCGTTTCGTCGCACACAATATTGTAACCCGTCAATCCGCCAGCAAGCGCGATAGGGTTCAAAATCCTTCTAACCGCGGATCTTATTCTTCTCCACAACACTTCGTCATTGAGAGTATGGGGAAATCTTCTGCTCGCTACCAAAAGTGGGATAGCTATTTTATTGTTGAATGTCCAGCGAACATGCAATCTGTCGAGTGGGCTTGCGGTTCTAGTCATGGTTCTTTGGCCATATAGGAACATCCCTTGATTAACAAAGTCAACGAACGCATTGACTACTTCAAGACGTGTCCCGTTCAGATCGCCTATCAATTTTCTCTCGTCTTTGGAAGGAGAATACCTGAATGAATTGGTATTTTCTACTGGAGATTTGTTGGCTATCGGCTCCCACGGATCAAATCCGTCTGCTATATGCTTCGCGATAATCTCGGCAACATGCCCCTCTGGCGGTTCCCACACATCGTCATTTACATACTGATCGAAATAGTTTGGCCACGCAAAAAAGCAACAGGAGTTCTCCGAATTTACAAGTGCCAATGGCGGGTAAGGAACCAATACGGTAGGAACAGCCACTCCGCCAGGACTTGCTGCATTGTACTCTCCATTGACGAAATCTCTTGCATCGGTAGGATCTTCAAAATCTGGTACAGAATAAAGCCAATGGGCGAATCTGTTTCCAGACATGTCTATACCAGCCTGCTGGGTCTGCCTGTGCCACATTCCCGGAGCGAGTATAAAATCTACTGCTACGGTTTCTAGATTCGACAAAAGTTGCATGCCCGTATAGGCAGCCCCTACATGACTTCCTATTATGTCGGCCTGAGTTACCGCACCTGCCATTCCAATCTTTTGCCCAATATTTGTATCGTACGAAATGTCTATTTGGCCTGAAACGCCAGTACTTACTAACTAGATCACAGACGACCCATTCACTTCATCGTTTACCAAGGTCACTAGTGCGGCTACTGATTGCGCCAGATCAAAAGTCTCTATTACTGCTGACCCAGAACCATCGTTGAAAAATACCCTCAGTCTATACCATTGTTGGTTGAACGGCGTATCTGCTGGTGTGCTGGGAGACTTGTCTACCCAAACATAAAGGCCATCTGTCAGTACAGTTCTTTCGTTTCCTATGACCGAAGGGTATTTACAAGTAACATGAACAATGATAGAATCGTAAGTAGCTCGTACAGCGAATCCAGAAGCCGCTGGTGCTGTCGTGTACGTAACGCTTATAGCTCCGGTGTAGTAGTTCACTGTACCAGTTCCAGCCCCAGAACTCGGGGTAAGATTTCCATTCCCATCATCGGTGAAAGAAATAGAAGTACCGTACTGCACTACCACTGACCCAGGCTTTACAGGATATTCTTCGAGCGTACCAGAGAATGTGTCTTCTATTGCATCCCCAAACCCTAATACCGTGCAATGCTGATATACAGACTGAATTTCTCCGCCTGCTTCCATATCGGGCACAAAATCACCCGCAGGAGTAAGGGTATTAACCAGAGTCCAGGCACCTGTCTGATAATTAATCGTTCCCGATACATTACCACCGTCACCCGCTAGAACACCGGCGCCGTCATCTATAACATGCATCTTGAATTTTCCGGTTATTGGTTGGGTATTTCCAACATCCGCCGAAAAAGTCCAGCTACATGCCCCTGTGACATAGTTAATTGTGCCAGGAGCAGTCACGTCCCCGGTTAATGCCCCGCTACCATCATCGGTTACGGTCAAGGTATTCCCCGCAACATCTATGGCCGTTACCGTGAAAGATCCTCTCACAATATTTGGCCCTAAAGTTGGGGTATATGCCGCCGTAGCTCCATCTCCTAGATCTAACTGGTCATTTCTAGGATTGAAAAACGTGAGTGTATCTGACACTACTCCACGCCTTCCTACACTACCAGAAAAATTAGTGGTTCCTGCCTGAGTAGAGCCTGCTACCTCTGTTGTTCCCGCATCATAGGCCACTGTCACATTAGCAGTAGGAATTGCGGCGAACGTAACTGTCCAATCTCCAGTATCGTAATCGACAAAGCCTGTTCCAGTCACAGAGCCCGTCAAAGTACCATCCTCATTATCGACAAAACTCTCTGCTGGCGTAGCCGTAGCTATAACCAGAGAACCAGGAGCTATCGCCTTGCCCTCACTATTTGAATATATTAAAGTAGTGTTCGGAGTCAACGTATATGACCAATTGTTTTGGTTTGCCAATCCTCCCGCACTGCTGTCTTCGGATTTAGATGAAGCAAATGCCCCATCATCACCGTTAGCTAGGATAAGAAAGACGTGCTGTTCTGTGGCCGTATTGATTGTTGAATCTGGGAAAGTAGTGCCCGCATTCATATGGAGCGCAACGGTTATAAACTCTGAATTGTTGTTTATCGTTGTCTCTACGTTCCCATTTGTCAAATTCGTAAAACTTTCCACCAGCTTATCATAAAAATAAACCCAAACATCATATGAAGACGCAGGGCTTCCGTTATGATTTATTGCCACCTTTAGAACATCATTAGCCCAAGTCCCTTTTGAGTCTGCGGTGAAAGTGATTATAGGAATTATTTCACTTCCCACAAGTTGCTCCTGTGCAACCTGTGCAAATCTGAGCAGCGTACCTGCGACCCTAATGTACTTAAGCTGATTTCCATATTTCAAATATCTTAGAGCCGCCCGAGGCCCATAATGATTCGAAATAGGGTTACCTAATTCAGATGTAAAATTGGACGCATCCGTAAACTCATACAGTTTGTTCGTACGCCCTCTTGTAGCTACACCGACCATTCCCATTGGGCCAACAGTTCCCGCTGGATTTGAGACGGCGCCTACTCTTTGTTGAATAACTACGCCTGCTGCCATAGTCGTTTCTCCTATTCGTCAGTTGTATGCGATAACTTCATAAGCTCCGCACTCGTTTCATAATCTCGAATCGAAAACTCTACTTCTTGTACGCTCGGTACTTTGTATGGTTTAAACGGCGTCCAGCCGTGCAACACACAGCTCAATGTCAATCTAATTTCTTTCGAATTTAATCCAGAATCTTCTATATTAGATGAATCAGTAATACTCTCTAGATCTATTTGCGCATCTGCCTTGCCAAGCACCTTCGCAAACTCGAAAATGTCATTTGGAGGCTTGTACCACTTGGGATCTTCAAAATCTATAGGGATATATGATGTTTGCATGTTTGCGAACATCTGTTTAATTTGCAATATTAAATTGTTTCTCTGAACCAAGTCATCTAGGTATATATTTATGTCTACCCCTGAAGTGTCTTCTGTGGGGCGGCGCATGGCGAAGCCATAACCCTTTCTCTCGGGATCTCCTGATCTCAAAAGAACCGGACTTGACATTTCTGGCTTAAAAATTTCTCTCCATATAGCTATAAACGGGTACGGTAACGCTTGTGCTGTCTTGGCTTTACTGGCCTTAAGCCCCCTTACTTTTTCCAGCCACTCCTTGATCTTCGAATGCGCACGATCTGCACCGGCAAATACGACAGGAACTGAGTTCCCTTTCCATATTACTTGTCGAAAGAATCTTAAAAGCGCATCATCGTACACATCTAACATTGGCTATTCCTTATGGTTGGCCTTCTTCAAAGACATCCTCTGCAAGAGAAAGATCCAGAACCTGTGTACATTTTTTAAATTGAATCTTGTACGTTTTTAACAGGACATAAAGTTGTCCTCTAGTCAAATCAGCGATGGAGGAATACGCCAACTGCCGCAATACATCAGTTCCGTCTTTCACCTCTTCTGATCCAATCCGTATCTCACATATAGCCAGGCGCGTATTTCCCGCATCCTTATATGATTTGTCCTTCCACACTTGAATCTCAAACTTCCCACTTTCGTGCTCATCATCAATATTTCGTCTACAAGTTCTCATATATGCGTCTTCATCAGTTCCGCCACCCGGTGGATTTACTGATTGCTTTAAGCCCATAGTGCTCTCCTTTTAATATTTTTATACGTATTGTTTAGACAATCCCCATACCTTAACAGTCACATCTTCTATCCCAGAAGTAGGAAAATCAGGATAATGAATATCTACCCAGATACCATCTTTTGTACAATCCATCGTTTTGCCTATATTTCCTTTTCGTAGCCTGAAATATTTATCAACCAGAGATGGTTCGCCGTCTGCGCCAATGTTCAGACTTGCTTCACGTGTTATGGTTGCCTTACTTCCAGTTACAACCAGCGCATAAAGATAAGCATCCATGTTTTTGCTTGCTGCTGTGGTGATACAATTTATGTCGAAGGTCTGTAATTCAATTATAGAAGCATCGTTGAATTGCTCAAAACTTACATGATACACATCTACATCAGTCAAGGTCAAGTCAGTAGTAGATAATGTTACTGATCCTGTGAACCATTTTGAGCTTATGTACGCCCCTGAAAAAGCATGTCTTGTGTTTAGATTAGTATCTGTATCAGAAGTGTCAGTTGACAATGCATCAACCGAAATCACTTCAGTATCAGCGCCAGTTTTCGCACCAGTATTCCTATCGATAGTATCACCAGTGATTGTGATGTCGCCAGCAATGTCGCTTCCGGCATTGACCACTATCATTAATTTTCCAGTCCCTTTCGAAACAACTAAATCTGTCGGAACTGAATTAAGTGGTTGGGCTGTAGCTAACGATAAAAGACCGCCATGAAGATTAGTTTCGCTCGCCCTTGCCGGAGCAGGATCACATGTCGCAAACCCAACGCGATGAGCTATCAGCTTGGCGTTACTAGACCAAGTAGTCGCATCAATGGCAATGTATTCTCTAATAGTTTCAATCGGATGCACAACAACATTATTCGTGCCAGCACCGTCTATGTTTGCTCCAGTGTTGGGAAACAATCCCATAGCATTTGCGCCATCATTTTCTACAAGTATTCTCATGCCAATTTTTATTACTGGCAAAGTGCCTACATCACCTGGATTTGCGACTGTAGAAAACACGTTTGTGTCTTTAGTTATGAGTCCTTGTCCCTGAATTTGACTTGTAGCAGCAGTCAATCC